AATGCGCTCTATATAATAATACTCCAACACATATGTCTGTGTTGAATCTGGAACAGGCCAAAGGTTTACAGATGATACTGTGTCTGATTTTTCTAACCAATATTGCAATGGTTTTGATTTGGTAAGCTTGTTGGTTAAATGCGAATATTGTTTAACTGATATTCTTGTCAAGCTTTGATCTGTTTGCCTAGACACATCACCTGCATTAGTCCTAATAGATGCTTCTACAATGTCCAGCACCTTTGAATCGAGTGGATACCTTGCGGTTCCTGCAACCAACGTCTCTGCGCCGTTCTTAATAGTCCATAAGTTAAGTCCTCGATTTTGCCAATCAAGGAAAATTAAGTTCATGCTGCGACGAGCAGTTCTGTAATCATAGCCGCTTTTTAGTTCAGAGCCTGCTCTTTCAAACGCCTCTTCAACTACGTCGCCTAAATCAAGATCAAATGCATAAGTAGACATTTACTATTTCTTTTTAGCTGCGCTTCCAGCATTAAGACCTACTGGGCGTTTCTTCATAACGCCAGCTTTAGGCATAGTTGCTGTTCCACCCATTAACTTTGTAGGACGCTTCTTCATTACTCCAGCTTTAGAAGCAGTACCGCCTTTGAGCTTAGTAGGGCGTTTTTTCATTACGCCAGCCTTTGGTGCAGTCTTAGTACCGCCTTTGAGCTTGGTAGGGCGCTTCTTCATGACTCCAGCTTTAGGTGCTGTTTTGGTGCCACCCATGAGCTTAGTAGGGCGCTTCTTCATAACGCCGGCCTTAGCTGCGGTTTTAGTTCCACCCATTAATTTTGTAGGACGTTTTTTGCTAACACCAGCTTTAGCTGCTGGTCGTTTACTTGTAGGCTTCTCTCTCATCTAACTCTCCTATCAATTGCTTATAAAATTGCTCTCGTAACTTAAAAACGTGAGACGGCTCGTCATCATTAAAAACAAAAGAGTAATACTTTGTTGCTTTTAATTTATGTACTGCTTTTTGCAGATCCTTTAATCTTTGTATATAAATCATTGCATATGAGCAATCATTAGTTTGTTCAAAGTCTGTAGCATCTACAGTTTCGTATTCACCATCATCTGGGTGCGAACCCATAACCCAAAGGTCTGTATCACCAAATGTGCCATTAGATATTCCATAGTTCAACGAATCTATTCGCTCATGGAACTCTTCAGCAGTATCTTCATAATCTAAATCAATAACAATATTAATGCTGAAGTCGTCATTGAACTGTTCTAATGATTCATAAATTGGAGCGTATGATGCATCCCGTTTAAACGTCATTAAAACTTTATTGGAATCCCAAGCTGCCTTTGCATAAGGGCAGGTGGTTAATCCATCCATATCAGATCTTGGAGTTTCAAGTACTATACTTGACCACTCCCTAACTTCTTCTCTAATCTGACGCTCTAATGTTTTATTAGGGCTGTCTAGCTGCGCCATAACCACGCCGTTCCATTTTACTTTTAACTGGGCCGCCATCTTTCATTTTGCCTACACCATCAGCAGCAAAGTTAGGAACCATTTTCCCAGCTTTTTTAACCATAGTCATGCCGCCTTCTTTCATTCCATTAGCGGGTGTCTGGCCTTTATCTTTTTGAGTAATGGTTGGTCGTTTAAACTCAGACTTAATTGAGTCAGTTAAGTTTCTAACTGGCTTCATTGCTAGACCAGCAATATCTCTTGGTAATTCTTTTGCAAGCGGCAACACATCAGTTTTAAAATTCTTTCCCATGTCTTTAACTTTGTTGACAGTAGGTTTTACAATTGAACTTATTAGGTTTTTGCCCTGTTCTATACCAAATAATCTTTTTTTTGTCATCCTACAATCCTTATTTCTTTGTAAAGTCCTTTAGCAATAGCCTTTAATGCGTCTACGGGAGTATTTAAAAATTGCTCTACAGACATCTTGTGAGCTAGTGGTATGCGAGAAATAGTTTCAAATGTAACTGTATCTTTTTTATCGTTAATAGTTATAGCCACCATAATTGTGTCATTTGGGGCTGAAAAACAATAAAAACATTCAAGCATTTTTTGATCAAATTGATTTAACATAATGCTTAATAATGCTTAATAACAGTCATAATGATGTTGTATACATCACCACTTGAATGCCCAACTGTAGTAAAAGCAATATCACCAGTGATACCACCTCCGGCATTGTTTGGTATTCCACTAAACTCGCTAAAGTCTAGTTGATCAGACCAATCAGCATTTAACTGCCAAGCCAACAAATCTGTTGATGCTTCAAATAATATTTTTACAGTCATGCCAATATTGGCATACGCAATTTTTTCTATAGTTACCCTAGAGCAAGCCGAACCTGATACTGGATCTTTTCGCAGTGCAGAGACATCTATTTTTGTAACAGCAGATTCGCCACTACCATCACTTACATTTGTAAAACGAAATATTGCTTTTCTTGGCCCATCTATAATGGTTTGCGTTGCTACCGCATCAGCCATACATTACTCCTAAATAGAGACGGGGGCGTTACCGCCCCAATCAGATTAACTACGCGACTTGAACGTATTCAATAATGAATGTAAACGATCCAGCCGTTGTAG